GTGGAAATGCGCAGTAGCGGGCTGTGAGATTGTCCACAACTTATACTGACCCGTGTAGCATGTCGCGAGAGCCGCGGCTTCTTCTGACTCAAGAAAATAACCTTCCCGGCGAAAAGTCATTACGATCAGCGGATATTTGGCAAGCAACCAGAATTGAGGCCGGTCGTTAGGGCCTGACGTCAATAATCTCTCGGCCGCTACGCTTAGTATTGACATGAGTGTCTCTGGCAGTACCAATGACATCTTTTCCCAACTGGCATATCCTAAGAAGTTTGCCACATCGTCATGGTTCGCAAAGTAGAACGATTGTTTAAAGTCATGTATCCGTGGATGTACGTACTCCAGATCGATTATGCCATTTTCTACCTGTAGATATCGAGGTACCAGTAGTGCTAGCTTATCAATCAGCGGTGAACCTGTGAAAAAGTTCACCCTCACTGTGCGGAGAAACATACCATTTATGTTGACGATTTTCCCTGTCGCATGTTGATCTATAGCACGTATCACGTTATCAAGATTAGCATCAAGTGTTGTCCAACCCGACGCATCTTTGATATCTGATAGGAATGCATAATCATATACCTGGAGGGTGTTATTCTTGGTGTCTTCATAGAGTACGGTCTGTGTTTGTCGCATAAGTGCGTCTCGAGAGTAATGGAAGTCAAATGACACTAAACCTTCATAGTGAACGGCTGCGCGATCTGTGAGTATTAGTTCCCTTGACCGCTGCTCGAAAGCGTCTAGCCTTGCTGTTGCTTCACTTGTTGTTTGTAAAGTCGTCTTCAGGACAGATACTATTCTGTCAGACAGTAGGCGGAACTCTGAGAGTAACTTAGGAGTGTTCATGAATCTCATGTTCCCGATTCTTACAATCTTTGCATTTTCAACAAGACGCTCATACATCGAAAGTACGAAGAGTGGTAGCCCAGCTAGCGCTTCAGCAAAACCTACCGCAATATCCAATCTTCTGGTGTCTGTCAGTTGTTGCATGCCTATTTGTTGGGAAATATAGCTGCCTATCGCACTTGTAGCAGTTGCTCCAGCGAGAGTGTGTATTATGATCTTCGAGTAGGCGATTTCTAATAGCATCCTATACAGCATATCATTACTGGGGCCGGTTCTCAGCGCTTCCGGCGCATACAGCAGCTCGATGGCAGTCCCTTTGAGCTGATACCGATCGAGTGCATTAAATAGTTCCGCCAGTGACCTTTGAATGAGGGCCACCCCTGCACTTGGTAGGTAAGCAGCCCAGACCCCAGCTACAGTCAGTACCCACTGGAGTAGATCCGGGACATCTATGATTCCTGTCAGACGCGGTAAGTCCGTCGCATAGAAGATGGGTCGCAAAGGGTTCTCCGGTGCAGACAATGCCTTACCGTCGCATAGGTAGATGCTGTTGGCGACTGGTTGCC